ACCACTGGTATTAGTTATTTAGGCGTCTATGGCCCAGACGATAATGGTGCCCACTCAGCTACTCAATACATGGCACGTTTAAGCAATGGGCAATACCTAACTAGTCGTGCTCGTGACGATAGTGGGTCTAGTGATACCATGTTCGCTTTACAAGACAGCAAGTTTGCCGTGCAGTCAGTGATGCTACAAATCCATGGACAACATGGTGGGACGTTCGGGGTACAGGAGGCTAATAACACGGTCTATATCTGGAACATTGTGAGTTTGAAGAATGATGGCAATTACATTCTCGTGCGGTTCCCATATGTAGCTGGGCTAACTTTACAGCCTACCGATAGTCGCGTTCAACAGATTATGCCCCTCAAAGGCTACGGCCGAATTAACTATGACCGTCAAAATGATATGGTCTCAATTGGATACTCCGATGGCAGTACCGATATTATCAAAGCTAGTGACCTGTTAGCTGGTAATTACAACGTATTATACAATTTTAATATCACGGATTATGGGATTGATTTTAATAAGAATACTTACCAATCTGAATGCTTAGACTTCCCTTACTTCTACTTTGCGGCCGGTGGTGGTGAAGCTGAAACTACTGACGACCCGCATAAAGTGTGGGCATTAAATGTCGTGCATAAAGGAACCGAGTTTGAAGCTTACTTTGACAATGACATGGTCTTACCCAACCTAACTGATGAAAGCCGTGAAGTGGAAACTTGCAACGTCTTTTATCAGAACTCACAGGCGTACTTGTTAGTGACCTTTAATACGCGGGTACTAGAAATCGACCCCTATTCAACTGAAAAGGAAAAGGTATACGCAATACCCATTACGAAACGATCAGCAGCTAGTGTGATTGATAAGGGTACAATCAGCGAAAATGATAACACGGCCGATTAGAAAGGAGGTGAATTAAATGGCTGAATCTAATGCAACTCAAGTCATCTTAACCGATGACGGCCTTAAGATTATCAAGGCTCAAAATACAGCCGATAATGCCGCTGGTGGGATTACCAATTTAAATGATCCTAATTTAATGAGCGTCATTGAAAAACAAAACAACATTGGACAGTTCGCTGGTTTAACATCTCAATATAACGTTCTCGTACAGAACGCTAAAGATGATGGTATTGACACAACTGCTGTAACTACGGCTTACAATGACTTAAACAAGTTCATGGCTGACGTTCTAGCAGACCCTAGTCATGCTAGTGATATTGACCGTGTAACATATAAGAAATATCAGGACGCTTATAATGAAGAATTAGCAAAGATTCAAAGTGCTTTGCAAAATAACGAAAACAATAAATTCACCAGTGCCGCCAGCGCCATAAGTCAAGCGGCCTCAACAGCTAATGATGCTAAATCAGCCGCAGATAGTAACTACGCTTATGCTAATTCAGAGATAGCCGTACAATCTACAGCTACTGCTAAGGCTCAAAGTGCGGCTGATAATGCTTTTAGCCAAGCAAAAACAGCTATTGATACTGGTCAAGCAGTTAGTCAAGCAGTGACAGATTTAAAAGACGGTTCCACTCTAACGATTGCTGAACTAGGAAATGGACTAGCTACAAAAGTTTCTAACTCGGAATATGCTAGTTACAAAGACCAGACTGCTAGTCAAATAGGACAGATGGTTACTGATGGTGCTTTTTCAGCATACCAACAAACTACTAAGGACTTGATTTCCAGCAAGGTGGCTACTAGCGATTTCTCATCTTATCGAGATGAAACTGCTAAGTCGATTGAGAGCAAGGTTGAATCTAAAGACTTTAACTCGTATAAACAACAGACTGATAATGCGATTTTAAGCAAGGTTTCAACCGCTGATTTTTCAACTTATAAAACGCAAACAGCTAATGATATTGACCTTAGAGTAATCAAAAAGGACTTAATTGATGAAATTAACCTTCAAGCCGGCAATTCCTTAATTTCATCTAGTGGTCAACTGACATTATCTGGTAAAACTATCTATTTTGATACCAATAACCCTGTTATTATTCCTAGCGCTAATATTGACTCAATCCTTGTTAAAAAGAACTTAAAGGCTGCAGACATTTCAGCTAACACGTTTAGTACCAATAATGAAACATTCACCGTTGATTCAAATGGTGCTATAACAGCTAAAAATATGACACTTACTGGTGGCATATTAACCTCGCCAACAATCAATGCTAGTACGATTAATGGTTCAACTATCAATGGGACAACGTTCAATGCCGGCGATATTATTAGCAGCACTTATAACACTAGTCAATTCTATCCAACAACTATTACGCCAGATGGTTTAGTAGCAACTACTGGTTTTAACAGCATGGATGGACTACGAACAGAGATGTCAGCAGGGTCATTTGTAACTAAATATCGAGCTGTTAATTCTAGTAGTAATCAATACGAAGCTTACGATGGGGTGTTCTCCGGTGACGAGTTAGCACTTAATTCAGGATTTACGAATGGAATTGACATGGGCTTTCAACAATCTGTTTCCGGTAATCAATTAACAGGTCAAGTCGTGCTTAGCCCGTTAAACGGGATCCATTTATGGGGAAGCACGCAATCTATTCATTTTAGTGGTCTTCAAATGAATGACACGGGTATTACCATGAATAGCTATGGTAATATCATTGCAGACCAAGCTTCAACTTGGTGGCGAGTTACTAGTTTTTCCGGTCATGATATTGCAAACTTTGGTACTGACACGGCTGGATCTAACGTCATTCAGTTTAACAGAGAGCTAGATATTGGTAACTTCCAAATTAATACCGGTCATACGTTTACCAGTGCTGATAATCAAGCTATTCACTTTGCAATGGGTAAGGGTGGTGCCGTTGACATCTATGCGGGTGATGTTCACTACACTAGCTTAGTTAAATCGTCTCTATTAAGTGTTAAGCGGGACGTGCAAAAGGCCGACACCGCCTATTGGGCACAGCTAGTTAACTCAATTGACCTAGCAACCTACCAATACAAAACCGACGATAATACCAGTCATTTGCGATTATCTAGCATCGTTGACGACGTTAATGTAACAAAACAGTGGCAATTGCCAGACGTATTTATTAGTCGTGATGAAAACGGCAGGTTAAATGGGGTGGATGACAGCGTGCTTTTAAATGCCACCCTAGCCACGGTACAGGAACAGCAGAAAGAAATTGACCAATTAAACGGGCATTTATTAGAATTGGAGGCTAAATTAAATGGATAGTATTTTGATTACGAATTATAAACCAGATTACACGAACAATATTATGACGATCAGCATTCAGATTAACACGCTGGGTATCAGCTCACAGGTCAGCATTACCATGGACGAATTTAACACTGCCATTGCTGGAGGTGCTGGTGGAGCAGATAGGGTTAAATCGAAGGTGTTGACCACGCTGATTGATAGTCTGACCGCTTTAAAGCCAGTTGCCACAACCACGACAAAGGAGGCTTAAATTATGAATATCGATGCACAAGCTTTAATTAACAAGCTAACGAGTAACTATGCCCAAGAGATTGCCCTTAAAGACCAGCAATTAGCGATGGCACAAGTTCAAATTGACCAGCTAAATGCCAAGTTAGCAGAAAAGGAGGCAGATAAAAATGGCGAAAACGCTTAGTTTTACTGATACTTCACCACAGACAGTTAAAATTGGTGATACCACTACCAGTTTTTCATTAATTTGTGGCAATGATAATGTGGCCACTGATTTAACTAAGGTCACTTCAATTACTGTTAAACTTGGCAATACTAGTGGCTATCTTAAATCGGCCACAGTGGACCCAGCTAGTTTAACCGACCCAACAACTGGTCAAGTTACCGTTAACTTTAATGCTGACTTGATGACTAGTTTAACCGCTGGTAGCTATTCCATTGAAGTCTGGGTGGTTGATAGTACTGGGACGTCAATTTACCCTAGTGATGGGTCAACTGGTTTCACTATTACCAATAACATTCAAAGCACTAATGGCTCAGTTATTACAACCATTACTTTTGATGATTTTGTGGCAGCAATGAATAAAGCCGCAAGCACGATTGCTAAGGGTGATAAAGGTGATAAAGGTGATCCTGGGACTGTTGATAACTTGCAGATTGGCGTACAAAATTTAATCTATGACACAAGTTTTGAGCAGGGTTTATGGAAAACAGCATTTGGAAATCCAAGTCTTGAAGTAACGAATGATGGAAATCTCAAATTTAGCATTAATAACACAGAGCAGAATGGTGTTGGGGCGCCACTTGAACCGCTTGAAATGCTTAAACAATATACCCTAACAGCGAAAGTGCGTGGGCACGGCCCTTTTATGCCGTACATTATGTACAACGAAATTGGTAATCTGAGTCTATACTCTGATTATGGTGTGACATATCCGATGATTGATAGCGCTACGGAATTTGTAGAAATCAAATATACATTTACCCTAAGGTCTCGCGATACCACGAAACAAGGTGGTTTCATGGTTTTAACTGCTGAAACTGTGGGTAATTGGTTGGAAATTAAAAAAGACTCACTAAAACTCGAAGCTGGGAGCGTAGCGACTGATTGGTGTCCTAATCCATCAGAAGTTTTGACGCAATCTGATTATGCAAAAATAAAAGCAGCTATTGTAGCGCTAGGGGGAACTTTGTCATGAGTTTTAATTTAAGCGAATTTTTAACAGAAGGATTAATTAGCAGTATTAACAACGGGTTGATTCCATCAGACTCAGCAACTGTATATGCTGGAAATTATCTAGTAAAATCACTGATTACCCAAGCTCAGGTTACTCAGGTATCCGATGCAATTACAGCCTATAAGGCCGCACAGGCAGCAGCAAATCAAGCACAGCAACAAGAGGTGAATAGGACACCTGCGCCAGAAAACACATCAAAATAGGAGGCAGACAATTGAATAAGCACAATTTAAAGGCACTCATCTTAACGGTGGGCGCCATTTTTATGGCCTTTTTGATGGTCAATGTTACCAGTCAGGCTTCAACTAGTCGTGATCAAGGGCCGGATTGGTCTAAGTATAACGGTAATAGTGGGACATTCGGCTATAGTACCGATAAGTTCGTATTCTCACAGGCGGGGGGCTTCTATGGCGGTACTAATATCCCTCAGACCACTTATGCTAGCCAAGTTAAATCAGCTCAGCAGTCTGGTAAACGGGTGCATACCTATCTGTGGGACGGTGTTGGTGGCAATATGACCAATGCCAAGGCGATGATGGCCTATTACTTGCCACGGATTAGGACGCCCAAGGGTAGTATTGTCGCACTAGACTATGAGGACGGTGCTTCTAATAGCGTGACAGACAACACTAATGTCATTCTAGCTCAAATGGCCCTCATTAAGGACGCTGGCTATACCCCTATGTTATATTCCGGTAAAGCTTACCTCAATGCTCATGTTAACACTAGCACCATTGTTAAAGCTTATGGTAATTGCTTGTGGTTAGCTGAATATCCAGACTATCTGGTTAGAACTAGCCCTGATTACAACTGGTTCCCTAGTATGGACGGCGTGGCTATCTTCCAATTCACTAGTATGTATAAAGCAGGTGGATTAGATGGCAATGTCGATTTAACAGGGATCACTAAATCGGGCTACACGGCTGCTAGCAAGGCTAAAGCACAGGCCAATGTTAAGCATGCTCAGGCAGCTAAGAAAGCCACCTTTAAGGTCGTTAAATACAACCAACGAGGGGTGTTCTATCCTAATCGGACTCTGGCCGTACGATACACGGATTCAGACAAAGTTAGCCAAGTGGCTACCTATTACAAGGGTGATAGTGTAACTTACAACGCAGTCATTATTGAACACGACTAT